GCGCGTAGTGGTATTTGACCATATGGAACAGCTACCTGTTTACTTAATGACGATTGACGAAGATGGCGAAGGCGTTAGCTATGTGAGCCTTGTGGAATCACCCGCAATCGAGCGGCCTTTCATCGCCTTATCAAAACAGCAACGCTTTGCAGAGGATGCCGCACTTCGCATCCTGACAGGCCCGTTAATGCTTGCTGACACGCCAATCATAAGACAGGATGACACGCGGGGTAAGTACTACGTGATGTTCGACAAGGACACCATCCGCAAGATGGTTCAGAAGTACTTCAAGCAACAAAATCAAGCGAAGGTAAACGCCGAACACAGCAAACCACTGGATGGCGTGTATATGTTTGAATCGTACCTGATTGACCGCGAGCGCGGCGTGAATCCACCGAAGGGCTTTGAGGATGCACCTGATGGCAGTTGGTTCGGGTCTTTCAAAGTGGAGAATGACAAAGTGTGGGAAGAGCGCGACCAGTTTACAGGTTTCAGCATTGAAGGCTACTTCGGGATGCAGGCAACTGAATCCAGTTTAGAGGCGGCGATGGCAAGCCTTGAAGATGCGTTCAGCGTTTTTTTGCATACTATTTCAACGCGTGGTATTTAAGTAAAAGCGACTATTTATGAGCATAGCAAATAGATTGACTGAATTGGCAGACGCACTGCGCAAGTTCACCGCGACACCTACGCCGCAAGCCTTTGCCGACTACAAGTTGGAGGATGGCACGATGGTGCGCGTGGATGGCGACCTTGTTGCAGGCACGCCTGTATTCGTCATAACCGAAGAAGGAATGCTGCCTGCGCCTGATGGTCAGCACACTGTACCCGAAGTCGGTGTGATTACTACCGAAGGCGGCAAGATTGTCGAAGTGGGTGACTTGCCAGCAGGCGAGCCAGTGGTTGAGGAAGAAGTAGCCGCACAAGAGGTGGAGATTGAAGTTGCACCCGAAGGCGAGGCCGCCGAATCCGAAATAGAGGCGAGAATTAGCGCACTTGAAGCGAAGCTGGATGAGATTATGCAGAAGTTAGCAGGTGCGATGGAAGCCAATACCGCGCGCTTTGACCAGTTGGATGCAGAAGTTCAGAAGATGAGCAAAGTACCAACCGCAGAGCCACGCAAGCGCACCAGCGATGCGATTGTCGAGAACATCAAGCTGTCGCGCAATACGAATTTCGAAGCATTAACAAATAACCTTAAAAACCTAAAATAAAAAGATTATGGCATTTTCACTTGGAGGACTAACATCCTACGTCGAGCAGCAGCGTTTGCCGCTTTTGACCAAAGCCGTCTTTGATGCAAAGACGCAATCATTGATGCAGAAGCGTGTCGGAGTTAAGTACGAGGAATCGTTGAACTTAATGGACACCGATGCAGTATTCCAAGCCGCATCCACCTGTGCGTGGAATGCGTCAGGTACAACCACGTTCAGCCAGCGTAACATCAGCGTGGCACGTGTAAAAGTGCAAGAGGAGTTGTGTCCTCGTTCACTTGAACAGTACTGGATGCAAACCCAGTTGACGCAGGGTAGCAACTACGAAGGCGTACCTTTCGAGCAAGCGTTTGCCGAGCAGAAAGCAAAGCAGATTGCCAAGAACATCGAGAACGCTATTTGGCAGTCAACAACTGCAACAGGCGCATCAGGGTGGACTGGTTCATCTGCATCATTGAGCGGTGACGCAAACCTGAACAAGACCGTTGGTTTGTTGCACCTGATGGAGAAGACCACTGCATCCGCTTCAATCGTGTCAAGCCTTGCAGGTGCGGCTTTCAGCGACACCACCATCGTGAGCGCGTTTGAAAAAGTGTATCAGAACATCCCTGTTGAAATCATCAGCAAGGACGACATCTACGCCTTTTGCGGCTGGGATACTTACCGCATCCTTGCCAACAAATTGGTAGGATTCAACCTGTATCAGGGTGACCTTGGGCAGTTGGGTGCAGGTGAAATGTTCTTCCCCGGCACCAATATGCGCATCTGCGCGGTCAATGGACTTAACAGCACGCGCCGCATCGTGGCAACGTCATTGAGCAACTTGTTTTTTGGTACTGACCTGCTTTCAGATGAGGATACCTTCCGCATCTGGGCATCGTACGACAACGACCAGATTCGCTTCCAAGCCGCGCTGAAATACGGTGTGCAGTTTGCTTATCCCGAGTTTATGGTGCTGTACAAAGCGAGCGACGCAACGACACCTGCTGGCTGATAACAGGGGCAGGGAAACCTGCCCTTCTTTTTCTTTTGACACTATAAACAAGAAAAAATATGAGCTGCGCACTTACATCAGGTTATGCATTAGGATGCCGCAACAACGTTGGCGGCATTAGCGAAATTAGGCTTGCATCGTGGAACGTCACTGGGTCAGTAGCCACCAACACCACAGGCACGGTGACTGGCTTCACAGGCTACGCTTCGGGAAGCAATGCCTTCTACAAGTTTGAGTTGCCGAAGGGCGTGGGTCAGTTCACTGAAACGACAAACGCGAGTGTTGAAAACGGCACGATTTTCTACCAGCAAGAAATGACGCTGGTCATCAACAGGCTCACGCAAGAGGTACGCAATCAGTTGCGCCTTGCTTCCAACGGCAGGTTGTTGGCCATTGTAACTGACCGCAACGGCAAATATTGGCTGTTGGGTGAAACGAATGGCATCGAGGTGACTGGGGGTACTGCCCAGTCAGGCACAGCGATGGGTGACCGTGGTGGTTATGAGTTGACGTTCACGGCGATGGAGGCACAGCCTTGCAGGGAGGTGCTATCGACTGTCATCGCAGGTGTGACGTCAGGTACGCAAATTACAGGCGGCGCGAATTAAGTGTAGTTCAGTTTGGGTTGGGTGAAAGCCAGTGCGTAAGGGTCGCACTGGCTTTCTTATTTTTGCACAACACAAACCCTTAAATCTGCACAATGAGAATCTGCATCGTTTACAACCAACACCCGACTGGGTGCAGTTACTACCGACTTGAAATGCCGAATGCGGCCGTTCACGACCTATGCGGCGGGGTGGTGGATTTTGTCAGCATCGATGACATCAGGCGGATGGAGGAGGATGAGTTGAAAACGATTGACCTATTCCTGTACAACCGAACGTGGATTGCAGGGCCATTGGAAGCAGTTGAGCAGGTCGCCAATATCCTGCGGCAGTATGGCGCGCGGATCATCTTGGATATGGACGACTATTGGCATTTAGGCACAGGGCATAGCTTTTACAGGCACTACCACGACACCAAGATGCCTGCGATAATCGAAAAGCACATCCGCATAGCTGACCACATCATCACGACCACGACATACCTGCGCGATGAGTTGGTGAAATTCAATAAGAACGTGAGCATCTTCCCGAACACGCCTTACATCCAGTACAAGCAGTTTCAGGAGCAACCAACGCAAAGCGAGCGGGTGCGGTTCGGTTACTTTGGCGCGGCCCAGCACACGGAGGATGTAGAACTGATGCGGTCACCACTGCAACGCCTGTCGGATGAAACCGAACTGGATGGCAAGTATATGATTTACTTGGCAGGGTGGAACGAAAACAACCCAATATATCAAGGGTACGAGCAGGTGTTCAGCAACAAAGGGAAGAACAACAACTATTCGCGCATCCAAGCGGCTGACATATACAGCTATGTGCAGGGGTACAATTGGGTGGACGTTAGCCTTGCGCCACTGCGCGACACGAAGTTTAACAGGCTGAAATCCGAGTTGAAGATAACGGAGGCCGCGTGGATGGGCAAAGCGGTCATTGCCAGCGAGGTGCCGATGTATGCCGACTGCATCGAGAATGGCGTGGATGGGTGGCTTGTTCCTGAAAAGAAGGACAAACTGTGGTATAAGTATATGCGGGCATTCATTAACGAACCTGCGATGGCCAAAGAAATGGGTGAGCGGTTGCAGGCGAAGATGCAGGGCAAGTTCGACATCCAGCAAATCAGCGAGGCAAGGCTGAATTTGTACAAATCGGTGGCGCGTGGTATTTAATCTTGATGCTATACCTTAAAGCCAGCCAATCGAACACCATCAACGT